AACGTATGGTACAGACTCAACACTGGCTCCAACTAGTGAAAACTCAAAGTGTGTTGCAGTGAGGTCTATCGCGAATTGGTTTGCTGTAACCGTTGGAGCTTGACAATCATACACTAGCCAATAAGCTGCAGTAATATTAAGCATCCCATACGCAAGGACTATTTTATCAAAGTCAGGAACATTATGAGTAATCTGGGTTAACGTGTCTTCGTCGGTAGTACCTGTATAATTGCTAGTGTATACGATTTCAAGTACACCTGATATATTCTCCAACTCGCATCCGATTAGTTTTATTACTTGCCAACTAGTACCATTACATTTTAATGTGATGCCTCTATCTTCTAACTCGATTGTAATAGTTGTTTGTTGTACTCCTAAGTAGTCAATAGTTTCAGCTCCCTCGCCATCTATAATTAAGTATTTAGTACCACTATCCGTCTTTAATAACGTAATTTCCCTATCCGTATTTGCTGAGGCGGTTGGTAGAGTTGCCGTCTTATTAGATGCGTCTCCGGTTGTCATTAATATCGTTTCAAAACCGTCGTCGTCTAGTATAGTATAATCCGCGCTTTTTGCACTTGATGTCTTTACTTTAAATGCACTAGATATATAATCATAAATCCACTTGCTTGAAACTGGAACATCAGCATCACTTGCCGGAGTATCGTCTATACTCGCAATAGGAAGATTTAAATCAACCTCGGCTTGCAATTCCTTAAGAGCATTTACCTTAGTTATTTTCTTATCAACACCGGATACGCTACAATGTAATATATTCGCATCTGCTAAACTTGTAATCGCTGTTAAGTCATTTATTGTTACATCTGTCGTAGCTCCGTTTACTAGTGACGCAATACCGGCCGCGTTGGTTGTAATGTCATTTTCTGTTACTGTCATGTTTTATTCCTTCAAGTCATGATTAACGGTTGCTTGCCCGTTGCTTTCTTTTTTTACTCTCTATAACACATGTCTAAACCATTAATATAAAAATTCTATTATTTTAGAAATAGGAACAAATACCCGTCTTTCATCTGATAATATTAAAACTAGAAATGGGTTTATACCATTATTTATTAATTCATATCCTTTACAAATATATTTTTTTTTAATTATTTTTCCAACTGTAACTATAAATGTATTCATTATGAAGTCCTCATATAATAGTTCACTCTAAAATATAATGGCAAAATACTTTGTGTGGTAGATCCTCGCTTATCTGTATACGCTGCAAAAGATAGATGTGGATTATTTTGTCCATCTGTTGAAATACCTACAGCACCCGCAGCTCCTCCAGTAGTAACCGTAAGATTTTTAACAGTTCCAGCACTATCATATGTCTGAGAAGTTATTGTTAGTCCATTATAATTCAAATAACTATGATTATGTGACCAATTTATTGCATTTAATGCATTGCCACCAATGCCATAGGCGGCACCTCCCATTAAAAAACGACTTAGAGATAAATCAGGAACATACCCCTCAGCGGTCGCACCGGTATTATCAAAATATGTAGAACTTAACGCGGTAGGACTGCCACCACCATATGCATGGGCTGTATTACATTGTGTATATATAGAGCTATCTGGCAAATATGCTGTTTTTGTATTCGGATGTACTGATATTATAGAACCTATTCGAGTAGCTGATTTAATAATATTATTAACAAATGTTTTTTGATTTATATATCCTAGTGCATAATATTGTATTTCCATTATTTTACCAGCATCCGCGCTATTAAATTCTATTATCCCTTGTCCGGCTGTTGCTGTTGTTGTTGTGCCATCGCCTCCATAAGATACTCTGAATTGACTTGCAGCCGGTGCGGTTGTAAAAGATACTTCCGTGAAACTGCCACCACCTTGCTCATTAATAAGTAAAGTGCTCGGGCTTTCGCTTTTTGGCAGTTCATTTAAATATATCCAATATGGCGACGTACTTGAAATAGTTTGAACCTCTTTATCATTTCCGGAATATCCATAACCATAAGCCGTGAATGCACTATTAAATGGATTATATCTTAAATCCGCTATATTATCAATTGAAAAGGCCATTATTTCTCCTATTGTTTACTAAATATATCATATGGTATATTATTTTTTTCATCTATATTATCAAGTTTTTCAGTTAAGCTTAATTGCTTAATTCCAAAAGTCGCATTATCACACTTAATACTATTAACATCAAAACTATAACCTATTTTTTCTAATGATAAATCTCTGGATATATACGAGTTAGTAAATAAATCTAATCTATCAAGTAATATAACATTAGCACCGGCGTTAATAACTGTAATTGTAACACTAGTTATTTTAAACCATTTTGATAAATCAATCTCATAATACGACCATTCATTTTCTATTTGAACATTTAAATTAGCACTGTCAATCTCTGTTGCTGGTTGTAATACTGCTAAACTTACGCCGGTATTTGTTTCTAAATTATCGCCATTGCTAACATATAAGCTTGCCATTTCATTAGTCTTAATTCCTGCAACCGATATAGATAAATATTCACCGGCTGTTGTTTGCCTTAAATATATTCTCATTTTAGTTGGCATGTATTGCTCAATACTTTGAGTTATTATATCGCCTACACTGCCAGTAACAGTCCATTGATAACAGAGACGGCCACTAAAAACATTTGTATCAATTACCGATATACTTGAAGTCGTTAATGTATCCGTCCAATTGGTTAAATTTGAAAACTCGCTAATTTGTATTTGTTGATCTTGTGGTTTATTCGTAACATTATAATAGCCAAATTGTAACACATTATCAATTAATAAATCTTGTACGCTCACTCTAATTTTAGGTGTTTTCCAATCTGCTATTATTCCGTCAGCTATATTTTCAGCGGTTGTATTATCTACATAGTCGGCAATAGTAACTTTTCTTTCAAATAACCCATTTAAATCTATGCTATCGTCATCACTATAAGTATTTACATATTCAGTTACTTTATTATCCCCTACAGTAGTCCTATACATTTGTATTCTATTAATAACGCCCTCAGCATCATTTTCAATTTTAGGATTTTGATATTTATATCCCTCGAAATATGACGCTACAATACTACTGCTCCCTATACCTTTATAATAAAAATCCCCGTATTCATCTATACCATAAATATATTCTATAGTAGTAAACTCTGTATTTGAAATTGATATCAAATCATTTATTATTGTTAATATGCTTTTATCGTCCCATGTTACAGACGATATAGTCACATTGGGGGCACTTAACTTTAATGGGTTATAATTAATACCTAAATCAAGAAAATATGTTAATCCAATATCTTGTAATATGTAGAGCACTGATTTACTTGTATATGTAGCTGATATTTTTTTGTCTTTTAGTTTTTTAATATATCCGTTTCCTTTTAATGTTATTATACTATTTTTTTGATCTGTCGGCGGTACTATGTCAACATACCCATAAGCAAAAGGCAAGTTTTTAAAATAAAATCTAACATTCATGCCTGTAAATATAGGTACGTTAATATTCCTTAATACATTTAATGTAAAAGTATTCAAATTACCATACTTTTCAAAATCCATTTTTGCTTCAAGCTTATTGCCTTTACCGCGTCCGGCTGTCAATGATGTTATTTGTTCTCCGTATGGTGAATAAAATACTACGCCTAAGCCATTGAATGTATTTATATTTGTAGTTGTCTGCTCTGAAATTGTTACGCTTTGTCTAAGCCCTGCATTGAGATATTGACCGCCACCAATTGCAAGTGTTGAAATACTCATATAAAGAACCGCCTGCGATATGAAATATCAAATTGACAAGATGTTGCAAGGGTTACTGTCATTGTAAACGTACCAACCGGAAAATCAAAAAATCCTGAACCGCCTCGAATTCTATCCGTCCTGTCTGTTTCATTATCACCTAACACGGATGTTCCGTTTTCATTATTAATTACATATATATCTAATGTGGAGGTAATCCCAAATAACAAGTCTTGTATTTCAATACCTCTAACAGGACTAGAGATAAACGCAATTATACTTGTACAAGTCGCAGCCGCTGTAATTGTAAATGTAGCAGGGCAATCAATTACACCTGAATTATTTATAATAAATGATAAATCTGTTCCAGTATCAGTATCAGTTTGAGCCGTTAAGTCCTCCCAGTATGGAGTTAATTGTCTAAATGATATTTGTATTTGACCGCCTCGCAGTGTAGAGCCAACAGCACTATCTGGGGTTTCAGTAATTCCGGTTAATTCAACTTTAGTCCTTAATGAATTGTCGGTATCTTCTAAATACTTGCATGTACTAGCATAGTATGCTATTTCATTATAAGCGGCACGGTATAATGTATCTGTAGTATAGTTTAATTCTATATTAAAAATAATATCCTCAGTTGACATTCTGCGCTCACCAATAAATACACCGCCGTTATTATATGTTTTTTCAACTATGTCAAGGTCGTAATTAGTTCCGCCTCGGCTTATACCAACACTATCATAATCAGTCATTAAATTGAATAATATATCGCTTCTACTTCTTAAACGTATTTTCACTTATGCCGTCCTTAATTGTCTACCAAGTATATTTGATACTGCGTTTGCTAATTTATTTATGTCTTTTTCTTCACGTATAACAGGATTATTAATGTTAACATTTACTCCACCACTACCGCTTAACATATTTTTTGTTTCATCGGCTGTAAATACTTGCGTACCTCTAGGAGCATTTATTAGTTCCGCCCCCTCTTCACCTGCCATCATAAGACCGCCTGGATGGTTTCTGGTTCCATCGGCATACTGTGGTACAAATTCCTGATTTGATACTCCGGCAGACTCCGCTATTGCCAGACCCGCTATTGTTGTTGAAGCAGCCGCCGCCAATATATAACCAGGTATTCCGCCGGGACTATTCATAAATGATCCCCACGCCCCCATTGTTGCCATCCCTGCACTTAGCCAAATGCTAGCTATAGAGAATGATTTTTGTGTTTCAAATGCTTTTTTTGCTGCGTCATTTTTCTCTTTATTTGTATCGGTGTCTATTGCTAATTTATCCGCGTCATATTTTTCTTTTAATGCTATTGACTGAGTGTCAAACTCTGATTGAGTTATTAATCCACTATCGAACTTTGTTTTTAATGCTGTTGCCTCAGTCTCATATTGAGTTGTTAATTTCTCATTCTTTGCCATATTATCTAAGTCTAGTTTATCCTGCTCATTTTCATATTGCATTGTAGTTACTTTTGATATACCGTCTACTAATGTTGTAACTTGTTCTAATGCGAAGCCTCCAAAATATTGAAACTTTTTTCCAAGTGTATCAAGATTTTCGGACACGAAATTCGCCCAATCAGATATAGGCTGTTTTGTTTCTTTAAAGTCCTCTACTATTTTTCCTATAGCATTCCCGACAGTATCCATTGTTTTCATTAATGGATTTTCTACCTTTTTAAATACTCCCATCACAGAATTAACAACCAAGTTCATTGTTTCCTTTGTTGTTGCTACTGTTTTACTACCGCCATTCTTAGAGCCACTTACCATTTCCTTATAGTTCTTTTTTACTGCTGTACTTGCTGCCTTACTTCCATTTTCCCATGCCTTTGCAAACTTTTTACTAGTGTTTTTTGTATCATTAGTTATTTGTTTATATGTTTTAACTATTTCACCACCAATATCAACTACACTGCCAACCATATTACTTTTTAATTTAATAACAGCCCCGCCAACATCTTTAAAGCCTTTTATGATTTCACCCCATGTCGCTTTTCCCTGTAATGCTCTAAATAATATCGTAACTGCTTTCCCTGCTTGTATGGCTATGTTAGCAAGATTAAATAATTGTTTTACTGCCATAACTATTGTTTTTATAGTAATATTAAACCATAAACCGACTATTTTAACAGCACCACCTAATATATCAAATAAAATACTAGTGCCTTTTACAGACCCAAATAGCTCATCAAATGTATCTGTAATATCATCAATCCCATTCTTTAAATTATCCTTAAACAAATCGTACAATTCTGTTCCAAATGTTTTTATTACGTTAAACGCTCCGCCAACTTTTTCAATAATAGGTGTTAATACCTCTAATGCTTTTCCGGATACAATAAACTGGTTTAATGCTTCTAGTGCTGTTTGTGCGCCTGATGCTAAATCGTCAACAAAGAACTTGGCCATGTTACCGACAATAATAGCTGTCTTTCCAACTTCATTTTTAAAAGTTTTGAATGTCTTTTCTTGTTTACCAAATGCAATGCTAACCGCTCCGGATGCCGTCTCCATATCTTCAAGAGTTTCATTGAATATTTTAGCACCTTCACAAGATAAAGAAAGAACACCTTTCATAGCTCGGATATTACTTGTTAAATCTGCAATTTCATATCCACCGCCTTCAGTAGCATTTTTTAATATATCTAGTGCACCCGTTAACCCCTCGGCCTGTATAAATGCTTGACCGCTTTGATAACCTTGTTCTTTTAATACTTCTGTTAATGCTGTTGATGGTTTTAGAAATGCGTTTACAATTGCATTTAATTGTGTAGTAGCTTCTGCAGCTCCGACTCCCTGTTTTGTCATTGCTGCCATACCAGAGGCCAATTGCTCAACCGGTATTTTCATAGATGCGAATAACGGTATTGAATTACCTATTGATTTAGCTAACTCTTCCCCCGTAATTACACCATCTTTAATTGTAGTGAAAAATATGTCAGCGGCCGCGTCGGCTGTTAGCATATCGCCTGCCATTGTTTTTGCATCTTTACCATATGCGTTAACTGTAGCGGATAATAACTTAACTGATGCCGCGTTATCAGCAATCGCAGCTTTTGCAAATCTTGCAGACGACTCAACAACTTCAAAGGCTTGTTTCCCTACTTCAGCACCGGCCGAAATAGCGTCATACATTGATTTTGTTAATTCCCTAGTGCTACCTAATTCAGAACTAATAGACAATAGACCCAATGACATATCTTGTAATGCATTTGCATTCTGGTTTGTTAAAGTTGATACATTAGCAAACTCTTTTTGATATTCATTAGCCTGATAAACCGCTGCTGTTATTCCGGCCGCAACCGCTGCAAATCCTACTTTTGCAAGTTTACCAAGTACACCGGTAATTGATTTTGATGTACTGCCAACTCTGGATACACCTTTATCCCACCCCTTAGTATTAAGGTCTGCAGTCCCTACAATCGCACCGGCTTTAAAACTCACTGTACTTTTCCGCCTTTTTTTTATTTCTTTCTACGCGCTTTATTCTATCAAATACAGTAGACTGAGGAGTAATATTATTAATTTTACGTTGACTTGCTTCTAATGATGATAAGTATTTCTTATAACCAGAAAACCCGCCCTTTGATACTGTCCCACCTGTAGCCATATAGACACTTTGGGTATTTTCAATTATATCCGATATCCTATCAATTCGATTATCTGAAACTAAGTTTTCTATTAAAATATTCATATACGACCTATCAAATTTCCTTTCTAAATAATTTAACTCGAATACAGAAAACCCATGTTTCTTAAATATTACTATTTTTTCGAGTTCTTGGATTTTTTTTTTACGGGTGTAATCTGTTCATTAATATATTTTAATGCTTCTTCGAGTATTGATTTTGCAATTGGTCTATAGAAGTCTACACCTTTTTTATAAAAAAAATCTATCTGTTTAATAAGTGATAAAAAAACTATATCGGCAAGATCTACCATTGATATTGCGTCTTCGTCTTTTTCTTTCATTTTTTCTTGATGCTTAGATATTTGCTCACCTTCTGCAATTGAAAACTTCTGCCAATCATTGACTAGCTCTCCGCCTACATTATCGCATTTTAATATACCTCCATTATCTTCTGATATATATGATGTAAAATCTAACTCTAAATCTATTTCTAATTTTTTAGCTTTAAATGACATTTAATAATCTCCTTATTAAAATAGGAGGACTATCCGCCCCCCTACTGTACTATCTTCTTATGCTGGGTATGATGCTATTGCTGGTACTTTCTCAGTCGTCGCACTACCGTAATATCCAAAGGCTCCCGCTGGACCGCCTGAAACTGCGTCTGTTCCAAATGTAGAATAATATATTTTAAACTCACTTGGAAAGTTTCTTTGTGTATCCGCGCCCCAATTAATTACACTTTCATTTACAATCGCTACTGTTTCGTAGAAATTAAGAATGTCATACGCATTAGTTGCGGCTGCCCCGTCAGAGTCAGTTGAATGTACTATCAATTTTTGTTGTTTATTATCTCGTAAAGATTGATAAATGTATCTCCCAAATGTTCCGCTATCGTCACCAGTACCCGGAACCGCTACTTCAGTAGAAAATGAATATAATAATGCTTCTAGTAATGAAGTATTAATCTGTCCAAACTCTGCATTTAGTTGATACATGACACCAGTACTAACATGGTCGGCTGGTTGTGTTCCATCCTGTGAATATAAAATATCTTTTACATCCTCTATCTTAGTTAGTGAAGTATCGCCTATGGTTTTACCCATATATATACCGCCAAAATCAATCCTTACGTTTCCCAATGGACCCGATAAAAGACCACTGTTTCCCGCTGTTAAAACTGCCATAATTTCTCCTTATGTTGTTGTTACTTCTATTGAAAAAGTAAAGACTGCACGCCCTGACTCATCGTCATACGCCCATTGAGGCCGGTTATTAGGTAAAAATCCCCACCCTATTAATGAAGGGTATAGGGTTCCTGATACTATAACACTCGGCAATGTTAGTCTTGTCTTTTTCTTTAATAAATTATAAATAGTGAATGCGTTGCTCCTCGCTTCCACTTTGCCCACTGCTCTACTAACACATTGTACTATTGTATCAACACGGTCAAACCAAGGCATCTCATCCCCTGAACCTTCGTTAATACTTACTACACTGTCTGGACTTGACGGACTAAACCCATTAACATTAATTATCTTAAATGATGAATTAGTTGTAATGTATTTAGCCAAATTGTAAATCATAAGTTAAAATTACCTTTTATTATTTTCATAAATTGTTTTTTTGCTAAATACTCTGATAGTCTAATGACTAAAAATACTACTAAAAATATTGGTAAACAAATACCAATTATAAGTATTAAAAACTCTATAAACATTATCATTTCATCCTACTTTTTATAAACTTTGCTATTAAATCAGTATAGTCGTCTTTGTCTTTTTGTAAATGTTCAGTAACCCACATATTACCAGGATGCATGTTGGGGTCTCTTTGACTTACTGGTCCCGGCCCTTTACCTTTTTTATTCTCATGCATGTCTACTGCATAATCGGTATTAAATCCCCATGTTATGCCTTTTCCATCATATTGTTTATTAGGCGTTGGTGGTGCCTCGCCTGTAGTTACATCTTTTGTAGTTCCAAGAAATTTTTTTTTATAAAATACACTACCACTTGAGGCCAATACACCTGTAAATATAGGCGGCTTTTTAGCGCTTTTCATACTTCCACTTGACATCCAATTTAACATTTCTGTTGCTGCTTTTCTTTGTGCTAACCAAAAAAAGTTCTTAGACATCTTGTGTAATGCGCTAACATCAATATCGGATTTAATTATAAGTGTAGCACTCATTATATTAGAACCTCTTTATGACTTGCAGACATACCGCCCGTGGTAAATACTTCTATAATTTTATATTTTTTTGTATCTGTCGATGTAGTACCAAATTGCTTATAAAACTGTATAATGTCACCCTTAACGCCAGAAAAATCAGGGTCTAATAATATCAATGCATTTGGGGTTATAGTTTGCCCATTAGCGTCTTTCACTATCCGATTAGTGTCCTCAACTACGCAGTCATATATAACCGCTGCGGCCTCAGTCATACCGCCATATACGGAATCTCTAGTAACTGCAATATATTTTATCTGGTCGGTATCGTATATCATGCGGCCGCCTTTCCTAGTGCCTTGCCTACGTCATCACGTATTAATACGCGTTTACCTTTTGGACTTGATTTCTTATATAAATCTGTTTTCTTAGTATTAGTTACTGTGGTATTAACTATCTTATTTCGTTTTTTAATAGGTACAAATCCAGTTTGTCCAGGTGGTTTATTTACCTTATCTTTAGAAAAATCAGAATATTCTTTATAATTTCCCTGTACTTCTAAACTTTCTTTGAATGTAGTTGTTTCATAGTGTAAGCAATTAACATGAAAAGGTGCTAATTGATCGATAATAGGAAAATCTTTATTAACGCCGTTAAGAGAAAATATTTTTCCCTCGTATTGCTGGCATATTTCTGTAATAGTGTTATGATTGCTTACCCTGACTAAATCTGTTTTGTAATTAGCATTATTAGTTCTTACACCCGCGCTCTGAGCTTCATGCCATTTAACCCGGTAAACCATTTCTGAATAATAAGATATACTGTATCTCATAGGATTGCCATTCTTATTAATTATTGTTATAAATCTTTTATTATTGTTTGCTTTTAATAAATTGTTAGCAATATTTCCTTTTTTGGATAATATTTTTGATAATCCTACATTACCCTCATTGATTGTTTTTAATAATGCTGCATCAATTGTGCTTTGGTTTATTAATGTTTGTTGTGTTGCTCTGGTAATCTTTTTTAAGTCATTACGGCCCAATACTAAGCCGGTTGTTATATCCTCTATTGCTGACTGAGCTAATAGTAATTGTATTTGTTTTACTTTATTAGATTTTAATAATTGCGTAATCGTTTTTGATGCTTTATTGCTAATACTTTTTAAGCTTTTCGAGCGTGCCATCTGTTCACGTAATACAAACCTATATTGACGTGGTATCTCTTCTTTTGCCCAGTTAGTTGTAAGTGTGTTTATTGCTTTGTATTCTTTATTTAATCTCACATTTACACTAGTCCAGTATGCCTTGTCTATTCTAGTAGTTGTTAAAAACTCATTAGTAATGGCATTGATACGATTTTCATGTATAGTTATAGACCGCTTTAACGGTGTAAACTTTTTCTTTAATTGATTATCGTATTTATTTGTTGACATTTTAATAATCTGTTTCGCTATTTGATACGCTAAAGAATGCAACCCCGCCAGAGTACATACCTACGCTTGAATAAAAGTCTATTACTGATTTAGGTTTTGTAATGCTACCCAAATCCTCCTCTCGTTCGCCATACTTAAATCTATTAACACCACTAGCAATTAATGCGTCATGTTTATCCATATCAGTATAATAACTAACAAGAAATAAAGCGGCCTCACATTGTCCATATTTGACCGCTGTTTCAGTCGAGGTAGCCGGAACATTAAACGCACTATCATAATAAATCCAATTATAGGCAGTAATTAAATACTTTTCTTTAATCTCATCTGTTGCTAGTGCATCCCACTCAGTAACCCCGATACGTGTACTAAAATAAATTTCAGCATCCGCAAGTGTTATCCATGAGTTAGTTCCGACTGTTATCGACATTTATCTATTCCTTAAGCGAATGATAATTGATATACTTGGTCATTATCACCGATAGCAGCACCAAAGGCAGTCCAATAAGCTTTAAACTTATTTAAACTATCTTGGTCCATTTTATCAAATGAAGTAAGACCTAAATATTCAGCATTTTGTATTTTTTGTCCAGGTAATACCATAAGGGCTGTATTAGCTGTGATGCTACTTGCCCATGTATATTTAGGATCGACATTAGCGTCAACGACTTGACCGCGACCTGCTAAACTTGCGACTTCTGCAGACGTAGCACGAAGAGCACGGTTAATGCGTCCTCTAAGTGTTGGGGCCGCGTAAAGTACATATCTTGAATTAACAGTATCGCCGTATCCACTGTCTTTGTTATCATCAGATATATCCTCATATCCCTTGTTAATGGTTGCGATATCCCTATCAAGTACACTATCATCAGACGCGCCTTGATAAGTTATAGCATTAGTGGCTCCGGCAGTTGCCAAAAGTCCATAATGAATAGTACCAAGTTTATTGTAATAAGCCGACCTCGCGGTTTCTAATTGATCAATAAATCTAATAATGTCTCTACCTTCCATGGTTTCCCATGTTATACCAAGTCCAGCACCATATTTTTTAACATAAACAGTGGTCTTTGAACTATTCATACCTAAGTACTTAAGTTTACCGCCCTCTGGTATCTCATCAAATGTTATCCCGTCTTTGGCTGTGTGGATTTCCCACCTTAACTGACCTTTACGAAGGTTTACAGACTTGAAAGCATTTTGCCACAAAATATCATAATTAGTTACTTCAGTAGTAGCATTAAAAATATTAGTGCCAATAGTTGCAAAATCACTTGACGCGCTAAACGCCTGAATGGCTTTGTCGTTTTCTTTCATAATTGGTGCTCTTAAAAATGCCTGAACACTTCTAAAAAATGCTTCCTTAGCATTGTTAGGTGTGATAACTGCATCACCTATTTTTACATTCTCTTTTTGCATAAATCCATATGCAAGATTAAATAATTTTTCTTCTTGTATTGCGTTCATCTCATACTCCTTAAGTTAAGCTAAATACGCCACGTCCCTCAAAGGACATAGTTACTGTATTATCGCCGGAAACCGCATCTTCAAGAACATACCCGATAACAACCGAACCGCTTGACGGTTGTGTTACTGTCACGTAAGAGCTAGCATCTACCCAGTACAATATTTGACCCTGAGTCATTGCTTCGGCTGCTTTTAGCGCGTTTACTTTGTTACATTCAATGACGGCTGCAAACTTAGAACTTACTGCCACATCCGCTACTAAAAAGCCAATGCAATCTGTAAAGTCTACTAGTTCACCCTCATCATAAGTTGTGCCCGCTCCGGATGTACCTTGTAATTCAATGTACTCCTCGCTGGCTAATTCGAATTCTGCTGTTTGTGCATATGCCATGTTATTCTCCTTTTGGCTGTGTTATTACTTCATTTACAATTTTGTCAATCTCGTCTTTTTCTTCACCATCTCCACTCGTAGTGGTTGTGGTGTCGGTTTCTTCTGTATTGCCTCCAATGGCTAGTACATATTTAGGATATTTTATTAATGCATTATCTACAAATTTTTTCATGTTCTCGTCTTCAAGGTCTTCCATTTTTTCAGGATTAAACTCTAAGCCTATAAAGGCAGCTTGTCCTTCGGTCAACCCTTCAGGTAGTGATTTAGTTAGCTTGTCCTGAGCAGTAACAAGCGTCATATCCTTTTGTAATTTTTTGATAGTTTCATCTTTACCTAACATGTCTGTTTTAAACGTGTCAAGCTCTTTAGTAACGTCAGTTACTTTATCAAATACTTTACCAAAAGTTCTATCACTTTTTATGTCGTCCTCTGTGTATAATTGAGCAGGAAAAATATTCATGTCCTTTACCGCTTTTTTAATTTCTTCAAATGTCATGGTGATCTCCTCACGTTTAATTATTTTTGTTTCTAGTGGAGGTATAACTTCCTCATTATCACCAAAAGCCTGTATACTACCCATATAGACAGCACCCGGAAAGGCTGGCTTGTCATATGCACTATTACCAAGTGCGATACCGGTAATATTTTTAATTTGTTTTACTATTGAATAATCTTCATAATCCTGAGCTAATATGGTACCCTCTATACTGCATACATCGTATTTGTCAGCTTCTAACTTATCGGGAAAATAACCTATTACGATATTGTGTAATTTATCGCCAATGTTTTTCTGAAAGTTGGCCACTACTTCGCCAATAGACTTACGCCCCTCTGTAGAGTTATCTGTGTTATGTCCTATAAAAAACTGTATGCCTCGCTCAACTACGCCCTTAAGTGATTGCACTACTTTAGTACTCCACTTAGTCGGTAATGCATTACTTTCACCTATAACTTTAGGTTTCGCAATACCATCTTGCATAATTGAATAAGCTCTAAGATGTGGCTTATCGTCTTTACCTTTTAATTCGGCCATTACATTAATTGGTACGTGGCTCCTTATTTCTTGCTCAGTTAATCCTAGTGATAAACATTGTAATGTCATAGCTCTTTCTTTAAACATACAAAACCTCTTTTTTCTCTATTGGGAATATATCATTAAGTTTTGACTTTTCCATTAATGAAACAATATTATAATTTAAGCTTTTCATACGTAAAAAATCATAAAAAATCTATCAAGTACTTTCTGATTAGTAGTTGTTTTATCATCTTCATAAAAATGGCCGACATCTTCAAGTAATGGAACCCCACATAGATAAAACTTGTTATCATCACTTGGGTATATTAAATTATTTAGCATACGGATAAGATAGTTAACTGAGCCGTGTCCACAATCAAATCTTTTACCGTTTACTTGATACTCTGGCGTATAGTTCTTATCATAATATGTAGTAAAGTTTTGTTTATAGTTCTTTTTAAGTGAGGCGGCTTGGTATAGCTTATCGGGATGTGTGTATATGTGTTCAATCTCATCTGGTATTAAATCCTGAATAATATCAAGGTCATACACATAGTAATAGTCAGGAATGTATTTATAGAATATACGATTAACACCGGCGGTAATAAAATCACTATCTAATCTAGTAAAGTCAATATCATTAATATCTTCACCCGTCCCGAGTATTAAAAACTTATTCAATTTATTTTAAATCCTCCACAGTTGTTACATTCTTAGTCTCTTCTGGATTATTACCGGTAAATGTGCCCTTAACTGGTTTCATATCTGGTAATACAGTGGTTTCCATTTTAGGGGCTTCCACTGGTATGATATCAGGCTCATTTATCTTCTTCGGTTGTATCTTCTTCTTTAACATCTATAATGTCCTTTATATTTGTTTTAAGTCCTGTTAGCATGCTATCCGTATCTTCTTCAAGCATCTTTTCAGTTTTATATGGGTTAATGCTGGGTAATCTATTTCTATAATCTTGTATTGATATGGCCTTATCTGTATATGCAATTGATAAAGTTTCTACTAATTCTTTCATTTTGCCGAATGCTATTAAAGGTATCTTAACTTCAAAGTCTCTATTAATAGTCCCTTTATAGAAGCCATTATCAATTGCCATTTCTTGAACTAATACTAATAAGTCAAACATTTTTTCCTGCATCACTGAGCGTTCTAAAATAGTAGCATTATTGATAGTTTCAAATAGGCTATCGGCTGTTGACCGATTAGACATCATATCTACATTACCAAACCAATGAACCGGAATGCCAGTAGTGGCACTCACGGCTTTAGCGCATGTTACTTGTTCAGCTTTTAGATTATCCATAGCTCCCAAATCAGGTGTAACCATTTTAAAGTCAGCTTTAAGGGCTGCGATAACATCACCTATTTTCCAATCTTTAGATTTTGCCAATGCTCTAAAATTAGCTACATCTTGAGGGTTTTCAGAATTAAATACAGGGGTTACTTTTCCAAATAAATGATTATTTTTACGCATTGCATTCTTAGAGCGGTCATAGCTTTCTATTTCGTGTAATACTAATCCTGCTCTGGTTGTCGGCTCATTGGTAGATGATGAGTCGCCACCCGTAACAATATAAACAAACTTATCTTTTAGCGTTTCAATTTTACCGTTTTTCTTTTTAAGTAGTACATCAGCTATGCTTTCAGGGTCGTTAATATCTTTATATTTAACCTCGTATTCTATACCGCCACAATAATTAGATTTATGTCTTAATAGTCTAATCTGTTTTTTATCTTTGTCAGGCTTGATGTATAATAATTGTCGGCCTTCCATTTCTAATTGTTTGACAATATTTAAAAAGCGTGACCCGTATAGTTTATTGCTACTTAAGAACTCATTAAAAAACTCATTTGTTTTATCGTCTTTACATATAACAGATAACCCCTCGCCTGCTATAAATGATGTACGCGTATCAATGACCGCCCTCAATTGCCAATTGCCTAAAGTATCCTTGCCATTATATTTCTTGTATATTGCATTTGTTTGTGATGCGTAGTTAGTATATGTGTTTAATGTTCCTGAAGAGTTTAGCGCGGTACCGGTTAATAGGCTCTCTAGTAATATGTTAGCTTGCGCGCCTTCTGTAGCCTGTATTTGTTTTTCTAATGCTGCAATCTTTTTTGAATTAAATATGTCCAATTAATTAACCCATGTCTTCTTCATACCAAAACAAATTAGCAATCATTGTGGTCGCTCCGGCTGGAGTTAATGCAACAACATAACTAGTATTTTGTTTCAATACTTCTTCTTCATTAGCACCACCATTACCGCCGCTTCTTGAAGCTGGATTTCCAGCCGCTACTGTTGGAGTAATAAATCCGATATAATAAACGGTATCTGTACTACCGGTATTTATAATTGAAGTATATGCTAATTCTTGGTGTATGTACATGTGGTCAGTCTGAATAACTGCCAGTGCATTTGTAAACTCATCTACCGTTAATGCAGTTCCATTTTGTTTGAAAAGTATACGCCCATTGTTTGGTACTGCGGTCACAAAGCCCTCCTTGTCTATTAATAAACTATGAATTATATGGTCATCATAGCATGTATTCTAATAAATTGCAAACATTCAACGTAATTTACACAATACTGATTTTATCCTATCAATCATATAATCTAGTTGATCATCCGTTAAATACTGATGACATCCGACATAAAAGGCATTATTTCCCACATAGTCGGCATTTGGTAATATATCTTTGTACTTTTCTTTATAC